ATTGACGCAGGCACGGTCGAGCAAATTAAAGCTATGGTGCCGCCGGAAGCGGTTGACCGGTTCATTCAGGTCAACGGCATCCAAGTGACGCCAAGTGGCGGTATGCGTAGCGCCGTGTTCCGGCCAGATGGCAACGCACCAATGGCGCAGCAAGTGCAGTTCGACCCGAACGCATATGTGGCTACGGGCCAGACAGCGCGCGGTAAACCGCCGATGGTGTCGCCCATGCCTGGGTCGGCCAGCGTGCCTCTTAGCCGCGTCAGGGAAGAAGCAGCCGCAGGGCGTCCGACACCTACTGAAGCGGCTGCGGTCGCATCGGCCACCGCGACGGCTACCAAAACTGCGGAACTTAAAGCGGAACAAGCCAAGAAGTTGCCGGCCAAACGTCAGGTGTCTACGCTGCTGCAAAAAATTCGCAATGCGTATGAAACGCTAAACGAGGCAGAGGCTATTCCCTCGTCTGAACGAGGCGCGTTTGCAAACGTGTTTGACTATCTATCCACGACGGGGACAGGACGCGAAGTCCAGCGCGCGCTCGGCACCTCGGCCAACAAGTCGCTGAACGAAATTGTAAATTCACGTAAGTTGCTGGCCACGGCAATCAAAAATGCCACGGGCATGGGCCAAAAAGAAATGGATTCAAACGTCGAACTGCAACTGACGCTGGACGCGCTGACCGATCCAACGCAGGGCTACGAAAGTGTAATCAGCCAGATCGACACGTTGGAACAACTGTACGGCGCCGGTAGCGCTCAAACGCCTGTTGCGTCTGCCGGTCGCCAGACGCCTACCGTGCCAGTTCTAACGCCGGAACAAGTGCGCGCCGATCCTAGCATCAAGCGTTGGAAAACCACGGACGGAAGGATCATGACCCGGCCATGAAACAGAACGATCCTTACGCCGGGCTAGGCACTTACGAACAAGGCGGCGCAGACCCTTACGCGGGGCTGGGCGTTGTTGAGAAGGCAATGCCGCGCACCAAAGCCCCGCGCACGGGTATGGACAAAGCCACGCAAGTGGCCGGCGTTGCCGCCAACGCGCTGCTGCCCTACGCGACTGCCGCGGGCATGGGTGCGATGGCGGGCGCGCCCTTTGCCGGCGTTGGCGCTGTGCCGGGCGCTGCGGGCGGTGTGCTGGCCTTGGGCCTTGGCGATATTGGCACAAGCGCCTACAACCTTGCTGCGCCGCTGTTCGGCGGCCAGCGCGTCCCGCTACCGTCTGAAGCCATGCAGCGTGGATATCAGCAGATGGGCGCAACCCGCGCACCGGAGACGCCAGGCGAACAGGTGTTCAGCGATGTTCTGTCCGGCGCCGTTGGCGGCGCGGGCCAAGCCAAGGCTTTTCAGACCTTGGCCAGCAAAGCAACATCGCCCCAAGCGCGAAACTTCATGCGCGCTATGGGCCAGAACATCGGTGGCCAAGCCGCTGCGGGTGCAGGCGCGGCAGGCGCGCCGTCGATTGCGACAAACTTCCTTGACGTGACGAACCCGGCGGCGCTGCTGGGTCTGTCTCTGGCGGGCGGCGGCGCAGGGTTCAAGGCCGCTACGCCAGCGCCCAAAGCTATTCCGGCCAGCCAATTAAAAGGTAAAGCGACCAACCTGTATAAACAAATGGAAGCTGCGAACGTCAACATCGCGCCAACCGCAATGGCCGATCTGGAGTCCGCTGCGCTTTCAAAATTGCAAAGCCTGAAATACGATCCAGACACCGACACGCTTGTCAACAAAGCGTTGGATTTGTTTTCCAAAAAAGCCGGCAAACCCACATCATTTAATATGCTTAAACCCATATCGTTTGATATGCTGGAGAAGTTCAGGCGTTCGATCCGCGATCTTCCGTACAGCGAAGCAGGCGGCAAGAGCGGCACCGCTGAACAGCGTGCTATGGTTAAGGCGCTGGATGATGTCATCGACGACTTCATGAACAATCTGACGCCGGCGCAAACAACGTCGGGCGACCCCGCCGCGGCGGCTGCATTTCTTAATCAAGCCCGCAGCGTTCGATCAACGGCATACCAGACAGAGACGTTAGAAAACGCTTTTGACGCGGCCAACAGAACTTCTAGCCAAGCGGACAGCACGAAGTCGTTTTCGCGGGCGCTGCGCGACGAGTTTGGCCGCATAGCCAAGAACGACCGCAAGCTGTCGAAGTTTGACAAGCCAACGCAGGAACTGATTAAAAAGGTCGCCAACGGCACGGTCACGCAGAATGTATTGGCGCAGTTGGGGCGCTTGGCCCCCAGCGCCCGCGTGTTTGGCGGGCAACTTCCGTTTGTGGGAATCGGCGCGTCGTATTCACCAGAATCCGCAATGGGGTTGCTGGCAACGCAAGCTGCTGGCGCTACAGCGCGGGGCGCGGCGAACAAGATGTCGCGCACCCAAGCGAACCGCGCGTTGGCCAGTGCCAGCGGCGTGAAGCCCGGCGGCCCAGGCTTCTACGTTCTGTCGCCTGTTGCGCAGCAGAACGTGATGGCGCAAGAACGCGCGCAACGCAACCAACGCTAACACAGACTTGATGAGGCGCTGACGTGACGACCATCGACCAGACCGAAGCGCGGCTGAACACGCATGAGGAGGTGTGCGCTCTGCGCTACGACGGCATCTGCGCGCGACTGAAACGCTTGGAGAATATCGGCGTTGGCGCGGCGGGTACGATCATTATGCTGCTGGTCACTATCGTATTAAAGATTAGCTAACCACCGCGGTCTGAAAGACTGCTTTGTAGGGTGATTCATGGCAGTCAATCAGTACGACGTTGACCCAGAGGGCGACGCCAAAATTGCTGAGTTAGCCGCCGATCTCGGCAGTCAGAACGCAGCAGCACTTCGGCTGAACGTCAGCCGGGCGGCGGTGCAGAACGCCTGCCGCCGTCATGTGGCACGGACAGCCGCGGTTCTGTCGCTCGACACGCCCAAGGCAGACCCGCTGCCGCCAGCCGATCTGCCGTTTGCAGAGCGGCTGGCGCTGATGAAGAAGCGCAACGCGCTGCGGATCGCACACGCGCAGGCGCAAGCCTGGCAGACTGTGCGGATACCGATCAAGGGGCCATACGCCATCTGCTGGTTCGGCGATCCGCACCTTGACGATCCGTACTGCGACTTGGTCGGCTTCGAGCGTGACGCCCGCATCTGCGCCGAAACCGAAGGGCTGTACGGCGCCAACGGCGGCGACAGCATCAACAACTGGGTGGGCAGGCTGGAGCGCCTGTACGGCGAACAATCCGCCACGGTATCAGAAGGCTGGGAACTCGTCGAGTGGGCGCTGAAGCATCTAGGCGTCAACTGGCTGGTGTGGATTTTGGGCAACCACGACACTTGGAACTACGGCAAACGCATCTTCGACGGCATGAACACCGAACGCATCCTAATGCGCGATTGGGACGCCAAGCTACAATTAATCTCACCATGCGGCGGCGTCACCCGTGTCTGGGCGCGGCACGACTTCAAGGGCCACTCAATGTACAACGAGTTGCACGGCCTGAAGCGGGCGGCGATGATCGACGAACACGCCGACATCTACGCTGCGTTCCACCGGCACACGTTCGGCACCGGGCAGGGGGAGTTTGCGGGCGGGCGGCGCTACACGCTGGTGCGCGCCAAGGGCTACAAGGAGAGCGATGACTACGCGCTCAAGGGCCAGTTTGCAGAACAGCGCAGCGGGCAGTCGGTCGTCACGGTCATCACGCCGCGCAACGGCGCTGCCCCGGCAGTCAGCGTGTTTGAGGATGTGCAGGAAGGTGCGGACTTCCTGACCTACAAGCGCAGAAAGGCTGGGTTGTGATCGACCTTCTGTGGTATTATACCTTCCGGTACGGAAAACGCATGGGCGTTACGCAATGAGCATTGTCCTTGGCCCCCGGTCTATCGCCCGTTTGCAGGACGTGCATCCTGATCTGGTGCGCGTTGTTCGCCGCGCTGCTGCTCTGTCCAGTCTGGACTTCACCGTGCTGGAGGGGCTGCGGACGCTGCCCAGGCAGAAGCAGTTGCTGGCGCAGGGCGCAACCCGCACGCTGAACTCTCGGCACCTGACCGGCCACGCCGTCGATCTGGCGCCGATGATCGGCGGCACCGTGTCGTGGGATTGGCCGCTGTATCACCGTCTGGCCAAGATTGTGAAGGCGGCGGCGGCGCACGAAAAAGTCCCGATTGTCTGGGGCGGCGACTGGCGAACTTTCAAAGACGGCCCACATTGGGAATTACCGTGGAAGCAATACCCCAAAGGAGAATGACATGAAGTTTGTTTCTTGGCTTGTGAACCGGCTCAAAGAGCCAAGCACCTACGCCGGCGTTGCCAGCCTCGCGCTGGCGCTGGGCCTGACGGACGTGCAGTGGGAAGCGATCTCCGCAGCGGTTGCTGGTCTGGCTGGGCTTGCCGCCGTGTTCCTGATGGAAAAGCCTGAGGCGTGATCAAACTCCTGACGCTCTTGCTGTCGCTGCTTGACCGGGTGTTTACCGATTTCGGGAACGCCAAGCTGCGGGCGCAAGGGCGTCAGGATGCACAGGAGCAACTTGATGCGAATGTTGCCAAGGCTGAAGCCGCTATGGACGCTGACGATCCCGCTCGTCTTGACCGGCTGCGTGACAAGTTCGACCGCGCTCGTCGGTGATTACTGCCGCATCGCCAAGCCGATCAGCTACGACAGCAAAACGGACACTGCTGAGACGGTGAAGGCAATCGAGACGCACAACTCTACGTGGGTGTGTCTGTGTGAATCAGACTGTCCCGCCAGCACTGCAAATACCAAATAGCCTTGCCGATCTCCTGCACCGTGGCGTCTTTATGCCCGGCGCGGCTCATGTACTTCAGCGCGTTGCCGCGGCAGTAACCGGCGAACTCCTCTGGCGATAGCTTGGCCTGGAGGTAGTCAATCGTCTCTATACCGCCGACCTTGTAGTGGTCGGGATTGACTGCGTCCGTCATGCGCCCAGCCTCGCCATCAGTTCGGCGCGCTCCCGCGCGTTACGCAGCATGGCGTACCGCTGGTGCAGGCGGCGCACGATCCCGATGCGGCGGCGCGTTGCCATCTCGTCGTCCAGCAGGCGCTTGACCTCGGCCTCCGACATGGACGTGAGCGTGGCGGCCAGCGACCGCCAATCAACCTTGTTCATTCTTCAACTCCTTCATCGCTATGTCTGACACGGCACGCTTTTCGTGAAGGGCCGCCCAGATGCGTTCGTCAATCGTTTTTTCGGTCAGCATCACGTAGACCCACACCGCATGGCGCTGACCGCCGCGGTGCAGGCGTCCGACCGTCTGCTCGTACAGTTCCAGCGACCACGGCAGCGACACGAACACCATGTGGCAGCCGCCGTGCTGAAGGTTCAGACCGTGGCCGGCGGACTTGGGATGCACCAGCAGCAGTTCGACCTTGCCGGCGTTCCACCGCTCAATCACGTCCTTGTCTTCGATGGTCTGGGCGTGCGGGAAGCGCCGGCGCAGTTCGGCCAATTCCTCCTGGTAGTTGTACACCACGATGGTGTTGGCGCGCTGGTTCTCGTCCAGCAGTTCCGCCAGCCGATCAAACTTGTGGCCGCTGAACCAATGGACTGGCAGCGGCCCCTCGCGGTTGTAGACAAACCCGGACGCCATCTGTTGCAACTTGGTCGTCACCGACGCGGCGTTCTGAGCGATGACGCGGTCGTCGCCGAACTTGACCACGTAATCGCGCTTCATCTTCTCGTATGGCCCGCGATCCGCAAGTTGAACCCGCGTCTCAACGACATGGCACGGCGGCAGCTTGTCCTTGTAGTCGCCTGGGTCAAGCACGAACGTCGCCGGCTTGATCCGCTCCATCACCTGTTCCAGCGCGCCGGGTGCCGGCGTCCACTGGCCAAACTCGCGGTTG